GGCCTGCCGATGTGCTTGCATCTGCCGTGATTGATCTGGCCGTGATGGCAATGCTTTCGAGAACATCAACAAGCTTCACTGAACCATCGAAAACGCCTACAGCCGTCTCTTCGCTAATCTCTACAATCTCTGCTTCATGTACTTTTGTCATTTGCCTTGCCTCCATTCATTCTAAAATCTTCCTTCATCATTTCCATCAGCCTAGCCGCTATCAGCTTGCCATAGCTGTGATCTTCTGGCTCTCTGAACATGCCGCCACGGTGGATCATTCGCTTAGGACGATGAATTTATCAACATCAACCAATTGTAGATCGCCACCACGCCGCTCACCCCAGAAGTTATTTGTTGCGAAATGCACATGGATTAAAGCATCATCACTCAGCCCATCAAGATAAGCCTTGCACTCAGGCGAATCAGCAAAGTATGGCTGAACGTGGCCTGCTGCGCGGTAGGGCTTGCATTTCTCAAAAGATGAACCCCACGGTGCATCAAACCGACACAGTTCTCGAATAGAAGAAAGCGCAGATCTCCATCGCCTTATCTCCCCCTCGGAACCAGTAAACTCGCATAAATACCCACCATCAATCACAACCTGCCATTCATCCATAGTTAGGCCGCAGATTCGCTCTGGCTGTGGTGCGAATAGAGATTCAAGCTCATTAGCAGCCTTCTCCATCTCGGCGGCAGTATTTTCAAGGCGTAGCTTTTCCCTTATGGTAATGGCTGTTGACCTCAAGTCCGCGATATGCGACATAATCGCTTCCCTTACTTTATATTCATTCATATCTATCTCCTATCCCCTAACCATAATCGCCAATCATTACAGGATCATTAAAGCTATTGCCCATTGATGCCTCATATTCGCATAGTTCTCCGTACTCATCCCAGTCTAGGGCAATATCCATTGATGCTGTGACCATAATGCTGAGCCTCTGATCTGGTGACTCTGCCTTATTTAGTAGTTGCTGATAGTCTGCAATGGCGCTCATGATGCCATACCAAAAACTATCCATCCGGCGACAAATCCGCAAACATACCACCATATCAATAATGCAGCCATGTGTACGTCACTCTTCTCGCTTAGCCAGTTCACCACGCATACCCCGTCATTTCATCATCACGAATCTGTTCAGCCCTAGCCTCTGCTTTGCACTGCTGATACTCTGACTTAGCTTCCATCTTCCGGCCTTCGCATGATGAACAAGGCATACCGTTATCGTGGCACATGCTGCACACTGCATCCTCTTGCTCATCAATCCATGATTCATATACTGAGTAAGCGTCACAAGATACTGCGCGGCCAATAATCCCATTGCTTGATGATGCAGGGTTATCATGCTCTATAAGCGAGCCTATAACATTATCAATGAAGTCTGCATCATTCTTTAGTGCTTCCCTTGCCTCATCGGTGCGAATCCAATCGTAGTAGCTGTTCATACTGCACCTCCGATAATCGCAGCGCCAATTACCACTACGCTGAAAAGCATTAGGGTCGCTGCTGTAAATAGTGCTTCTGATGATGCGTCTGTGATTCCGTAAAAGTATTTAATCATTGTATCTCTCCTTTCCTTTCCGATACCCGAAGATTACAGCATCCAGAAACATAAGTTAAATCATAAGAATTTATATATTAAGAGCCATGTATAAGTTTTCCTTATTATCCTAATCCTTCACACTTCTGTAATGTTGGCTATGCAATAATTCGCAACAGAGGTATATAATGAATATAGATGATGGACTATCTACAGCGATTAAGCAAACAAGAGGATGCCCTTGCGATGGGTGCGATCTGTATAATTCATGCGCGGAAAGGAGCCTATGCTGTGCATCCTGGCGAGCGTGGTGCGGCCTATCTAATACCGTCAAGCTGGTAAAGTCTAACGGCAACAGGGTATCGCTAAAGGCGGCTCGCGGCCATTCTATGAGAAGTGTTGATGAGTATTACCAGAGGCGTAAAGATATTGAGAGAGAAAGGAATAAGGAGAGTGAGAAATGAAAGAATTCGGAGTATGGTATATTAATTACGGTTGGATGATAGCAACAGCTATTGCGCCATTTGTTGGAGTGTACGCAGCCAAACGACAATCAGATCTTATTGTTTTCTGGTTTATCGTCATGACAATAGCTATTGGCTGCACTGCTGCATTTTTCGCATGAGTAAATCACAACTGGTTCACAATAACGGCAAGCGGTTTGCTGAGTATTATATGGATTAGTTTACACCATCCCCCAATAGTGTATCATGCCGAAAGGCTTAGCCTACGAGGTTCGACATATCGAGCCGCCAGCCAGCACCTCTACTGTATTGTAAGTGCTGGTTTTTTATTTTGCTGGATAATTAAGCACATCAAGCGGCATCAGCGATACAACGTCATCCTTTACCATCATCCGGTAAGGCTCACCATCTCGGCATCCCATCATCTGGACTTCGCCATATTCAGGATGGATTGATCCGATTACCCATAGCTTCTTATCGTAAATCTCTTCGATCATTGGTCCATTATACAGATCAACGCTGAACACTCAACCTTATGTCATCTCACCCCATCTTTTCGATATAGCTGAATCCTTATGTAAGATCGCGCTTGATTTATTCTGCTGGCTGATTATAATGCGCTTTATTGGCTTTATCGCTTGAAGGATCGCCACCTTCCATAGCGCGTCATGTAGGGCATGGGTTTTACCTCGCAGTTTTCCCATGCCCTTTTCGACTTAAACTGCGAAATAATAAATGCGAGGTTCACAATGGCACACGCCACCACCGCCGAAGTACGGCAACAGTTAATAAACACCCTCACCAGATTAGGCAAGGCTCCAGGATTCATCCAGCAATGCGTTGATGATTTTGATGGTGGCATCAAAGGCTATCGTCCAGAGTGCAATACACCACTGTTCAAAGGCCGCTGAAATGGATGAAGCATTCGTCAAGTTAAGCCGGAAGATAACTGAATGGGAGTGGTACACTGATGCGAACACTTTTCGCGTTTTTGTTCACTTGCTTTTAGCTGTCAACTGGAAGCAAGGCCGCTTCAGAGGTGTTGATATTCCTGCCGGATCAGTTCCGTCTAGTTACTCCAAAATATCACAGCAGCTTGAGATTTCAGTGCAGTCTGTTCGTACAGCGATAGCTCACCTCGAATCAACAGGCGAGCTAACAAGCAAAGGATTCAATAAATTCTCTATATTTCAAGTAGTTAAGTGGCGTGAGTATCAGTCTGCTAACAAGCAATCAACAAACGAACAACAAACGAACAACAAACGACTAACAACAATAGAAGAAGGTAAGAAGGGAAGAAAGAAAGAAATAGACAATACTGCCGAAACAGCTAAAGCAGTTATCGACCATTTGAATTCCGTTTCTGGTAAATCATTCAGGTATGGAGATGCAAACATAAGGCCGATAAAAGCAAGGCTTAATGACGGGTTTTCTTTTGATGATTTCAAAAAGGTAATCGAATCAAAAAATGCAGAATGGAGCGGGGATAAAAATATGTCAGTTTATATTCGGCCAGAGACATTGTTCGGGTCAAAGTTTGATGGCTACGTGCAAGCCACAGGAAATAGCGCAGGGCAGATTGATTATTTCGCGGATTGCAAATGAGCAGGGACGAGCAAGCAATCATCGGAGCGGCACTGCTTCTAGGCGACAAACACAGCGCCATCAATCTTGATCCTGCTGATTTTGAATCAGACTTTTTCGCAGCAGTATGGAAGCGCATGCAGCAGATGCGAGAGATTGACCATACAGCCTTAGAGTCTGAGTTTATTGAAAACAGATCATTGCTATCAGAGTGTGCTACTACTTTGCCTTCGCATTGCAATATGGAGAAGATCAGCAAGAGGATTAAAGAGGCGGCACATCGGCGCAGGGTTAAGCGGTGTCTGGTTGACGCTCACAGAATGATCGAGGCCGGAGAGTCTATCAGCGCAGTTGGCGATATTGTCACAAAGGCGCTTGACGGAATTTCAGTAGGCAATGAATGGAAGCCATTGGCAGACTACTTGTTGCCAGCCTACAGCGATATGGAACGCGCTCAGATCAATGGTGAGGACTGCAACTTTGTGCCAACAGGATTTGTTACTTTCGATAGTGAGTTTGGAGGGTTGCAAAAGGATGGGCTGATTGTAGTCGCTGGTCGTCCTGGCATGGGTAAGTCGGCACTGGCTGCACAGCTTGCAAGGGTGGCTGCTTATCGGGGTGATGTTTTAATTCAGAGCATGGAGATGAGCGGCAAACAGTTGGCTATGAGATTCTATGCGTCTGAGGCTGGAGTATGTATGCAGAGGATGATGCAAGGACGGTTGACTAATGCTGATTGGGGAAGGATGGCAGCTATTCAGGAGCAGCTTTGTGAGAGTGGTATTTTCATTAACCAGAATAGGAGCAGGTCACTTACTGATATTGAATCAGAGGCCAGAAGGTTTAAGCGGTGCAGAAAGAGTCCGGCCATGATTGTGGTGGATTATCTGACGCTGATAGATTTGCCGACAGCCAACACAAAATCAGACTCAATCGCAGAGACAACGCGCAGGCTTGTTTGCTTGGCTGGTGATATTGGATGCCCTATCGTCTTACTGGCGCAGCTTAATCGAGACTGTGAAAAGAGAGCAGACAAGACTCCTATAATGTCAGACCTTGGCGACTCAGGAGCAATCGAAAGGGACGCACATCAGATTTTGTTCCCGTTCAGGCCGGAGGTGTACGACAAAAAGCCAGACAATATCGGAGCGGCAATTTTGAAGATGGGAAAAAATAGGAATGGAGCAACTGGAAGCGTTAAGCTTCAATGGATCGGTGAGTCTGCGAAGTTTGAGGGCTTGAAAGATGAGTATTAAATCAAAAAGATTCATCCGGCGCTGATGGCGTTGAAGATTTAATTATGACTGATAAGGAGAAGGTATGAACTATAAAAAATTATTAGAAGATGCAAGAACTGGCAAGCTTCACCCACAGGCGCAGTTAGCTATGGACAATGATGGCGGATATTGGGATTTGGATGGCGATTTTAGCGATGAGGATTTCCAAAGAATAACGGCAGAACTTGAGGTGGAATACGGACTTCCGGATGGTTACAAGGACATTGTTGATGTATTGCAGGCCGCTGGAATTGATTGCGATTGGTGCTAAAGCTTAATCTCCCGTTAATGAAAGCCATATAGCTTGGCGGAACAAAATGAAGGAGGAAGATATGAACGAGAAAGAATTGAAAATAGTTGAGGATAATTTTACGCTGCGTCCAAGTAGAGTTGGCGACGGTATGGAGTTTGCATCTACGATAGACGGATCATATTTCACCATACATTCAATGATTGATGATGAGGTTAAGATGCTCGCTAAGTTCGGAATTACTGAGCAGATACAGAATCACAAAGGAATCGAAGATCACTCATGTTGTATCGGATTTAACCCCGTAGAGCAGAAATGGTATGGGTGGTCTCATCGTGCAATATATGGTTTTGGTGTGGGTTCAAAGTGTGAAAAAGGCAACTGCCATTACGTTCCGGCAACGGCTGATGAGTTGCTTGACTCAGTTACGGCAAAGGATGATGATGGATATGCGTGGCAAAAGCCTGAGAATGTAGAGAAGATTGAAGGCGGAATAAGGATCAGGATTCCGATGACAACATGCGGCCCTTCATCAATTATTGATTTGTGTGATAATGTTATTGATCTGCAAGGTGAATCCTTATCTCCAGATCAAGCAGCAGATTCATTCTTTGAGCTTCAAATAGGCAGAGGGGAATGGGTAGCGGAAACGCTTGATGACGCAAGACAGATGGCTGTAGATTTTGCTGAAGGTGTTGGGTAATGAAATGCACCACAGAAGGATGCAACAACAACGTGCTACGATGTGACACTGTTTGCCATCAATGCGCCAGCGCAGCATTAACCAACGAGATCAGCCAGACCAGTGGAATTAGCGCAATGGAGAAGCTGGTTAGCGATTACATGGAGCGCATGCACAAGGCGATAGGGGAGGGGTGATGCAGAGCAAGAATAAGAAAGCGCCTGCGGCGGCGGAGAAGCGGCATATTGAGAGTGTGAAAGAATTGCCTTGCTCAGTCTGCAATTATTCAGGGCCAAGCGAGTGCCATGAACAGAAGCAAGGACAGTGGTTCACGTCTGTTGCTCTTTGCTCCGCATGCCATAGAGATGATGAAATGGGCTGGCATGGACAAAAGCGCGAATGGACGATTCGCAAGATGGATATGCTGGATGCGCTGAACATTACGATTAAGAGGCTGGTGTCGTAATGAGGCACCCAAAGAGGTCTAGATATAAAAAGCGATTGATGTACAGTGGTAAAAGCCCTAGGTATTATAAGTCAAGTGGAAATGGTGGGATTAATGTTCACGACGGGGTTGGGGCCGCTATTCTACTTGTTATTGTATTGGCATTTTTCTTGCTGATGATTGTGGTTGTTGAGACGAATAAATGAAAAAGTTTATCATCAGAAAAGAAAACAAGCCATCAATCATAAACATGATCAAAGACTTTCTATGCCTCTTGAAATTAGACACTCCTTATGAGATAATCATTAGGCCGTATAAGAAGAATCGTAGTAATGATCAGAATGCGCTATATTGGAAATGGCTTGAGATCATCGGCAAAGAATTAGGCTACACCCGCGATGAGATGCACGATCTATGCCGCTACAAATTCCTTGGGATGCGCGATAAGGAGATAGCAGGCAACCGGATCGAATATCTGCCAAGCACCACAAAGCTAAAGGTGGGCGAAATGTCAGAGTATTTGGAATCAATATCACGATGGACAGGCGAGCTAGGAATCAGACTGCCAGCAATGGAAAATGAAAGCGGAGGGATGGGATGAACGACACTGAGGCCGCTTATGCAATGGCCGCAACAGCTCCTACTCATCTGGAGATTGACGGAAAGGAAACGCTACTCACGCTATCACAGCGCACATCATGGCTGGAGACATGGGGCAACGCTATGCTTGAGGATATGATGGGAGAGCATGAGGCCAGGGCGAAGGCTGATCGTGTTATTATCGAGGCGAGGTATTAGGGAGATGGGAATAAATGTATTAAGTTTGTTTGATGGAATGAGTTGCGGGCAGATGGCGCTTGAGAGGGCTGGAATATCTGTTGATAATTATTATGCATCAGAGATAAAGCCGCATGCAATAGCCGTCGCAAAAGAGAATTACCCTAGAACTATTCACATAGGGCCTGTTGAAGGCGTAGATGTTGAGAGGCTACCAAGGCTTGATCTGCTATTGGCAGGCACTCCATGTAAGGGAGTGTCAAGGCTGAACCAGAGGCAGCAGGGATTATTGCATCCAGAATCAAGGTTATTTTGGGAATATAACAGGATCAGAAGGCAGTTAGGCGATGTTGAGTTTCTACTTGAATGCACGCACGGAAACAAAGAGGCTACGGCCACGATAACCGATGAGATGGGCATTTCCCCGCTGTCGATAAACAGCAAGCTTGTGAGCGCACAGAATAGGCCTAGATACTATTGGACTAATATCCCGTGCCTGACCATGCCAAAAGACAAAGGTATAACAACTGCCGATGAGTTTCTGCATGATGGCGAGATAGTCCCTTCCAATAGGGTTAGATGGCTGGAGTCTGAGAGCGGTCAGAAGTCAGTTAAAAAGGGCTACACGCGCATAAATCCATTTCCTAAGAGTGGATGCATCACGGCAAACGGACATAAGAAATGGAACGAAAACTATCTACTAAAGGATGGTGTTTATAGATTCCTTTCGGTGAATGAGCTAGAGTCACTACAGACGGTTGAGCCTGGTTATTGTAAATCAATGAGCTACGATGATGCCTATGATGTGCTCGGTGATGGGTGGACAGTTGATGTTATTGCACACATACTCAATGGGTCAAGGAATGCGCCAGATTAAATCTCAACCCCACCGATTCAGCGCCATATCCAGGAACAAGCCATCCACTGCTATATATTGCCCAGTGGATCTTAAGCTACTTCCCATTGAGGCATGCTCCAGCAAAGACGGATGCGGGACGAATTGCTGCGATGATTTTGAGCGAATGGAGAGGCAAGGCGAAAAGGTGGTGATCTTTTGCAAGGCTTAATGCTACGTTAATGCAGGCGGTTCAGAGTGCGAGAATAACTGGATAAAAGGAGAGTGATATGACAGCGCAAGAATTAAGAACAATGAACATGCTATATTGCTGCATCCACTGGGAGGCTATAATGAAGAACACCGCTGACATTGCGGCTATGCGGGAGAGTGAAGATGAATGACGCAGAGTTGAGCCTAGAGGTGGCGCGCATAATGAACCCTGAGTATGAGTGGAAGGTATACAGGGTTTTAGTTCGCGGATTGTGGCGTGGGCAGTGGAGATGTAGCAACACAAGGAACACGCATTTCGACTACACCACAGACGATGCTGGTATGAAGATGGCTGTTTGGCTCAGTAACAAAAGGGAATCACTGCAACATGACATGAGTATTGAGGAGATAGTCGATGACCTGATGACACCATCTATTTACTCGATAATGCTGTCAGACAACCCACACCGCGCATTAGCCGAGGCCATTGTAGAGATAGGCGGGGAGAGGTGAGAGATGACTGAATTAGTGTTTTGGGCGTTCTTATATTTGGCAGGCTGCATATATATTGGCAAATATATAGGCAATAACTACTATGATATTGAGTTGGCTGTAAAGATCGCTTGGTGTCACATGATGGTTGCAATGTCATTCGGTAATGCATCATATACGATAGTGGTCACAAGGCATGGTAAGGTGACGAAAGAAATTGTCATAGGCAGCTCCCGATGACCCCAAAGAATAACAAGGCCGGAACATGAGCAAATACCGCGCAATTAAAACAGTAGTGGATGGCATCACCTTTGACAGCAAGGCAGAGGCTCGGCGCTATGGAGAGTTGAGACTACTGGTTAAGGCTAATGCCATATTCTGCCTTGAGTTGCAGCCCCGTTATGATATAGTGGTACAAGGGCAAAAGATTTGCTTTTATAAGGCTGATTTCAGATACAAGGAAAGCCACGACTATGATGCACCGTGGATAGTTGAGGACGTAAAAGGCATGAAAACGCCAGTATATAATCTCAAGAAAAAGCTTATGAAGGCGTGTCATGGCATTGATATTGTTGAGGTAAAATGAAGGTGGTAAACTCAATCGAAAGCGCGATAGATACAGTAGGAGGTAAGGCATGAACATAGTTCCGATAAAGAAAGAATCAAACAGCGATGCAATAGCAATGCTTGAGGATGCTATTGAGCGCGTTAAGTCTGGAGAGATAACAGCATGCGCCATATCATGGGTGACTGAATCTAACTCAATCGGCGGCGATATAAGCTGCGGAGATAATCAGATACTTATGTGGGCATCCATAGCGCACTCAGCAAATAGCTTCTATAATGGCAATGTTGACTCATGAGTGATAACATGCCATGCTTGTCTAACTCATTTCTAGAGGAGTGTTCAAGCCACGTTATACTTAGTGAGATGGCCATCCTTGTTGCTGCTTGGGTGGCTTTTTCGCTGGTTGGTTTAGTAGGAGGATAAGATGGGTGCAAGAGATGATAGAAAAGAAGCCTATATGAGAAGCGTTGCGGATAGTCAAATGTCATTTAACGCTGGCTACCGAGCTGGCATAGAGGCTGCTGCAAAGGTGTGCAGAGAGATGGCACTGAAACAGGTGTATATGGGTGAGCTTACCGATGCTGGCGTTAACTATGAAGAGTGCGAGGCTGAAATTGAAGAGCTAAAGGATGAAGCAGGAGGCAAGGGATGATCCTTACAGATGAAGAATTGTTAGCTCTGCCGGAGTGGAAAGACTACGAGATTAAGACCCTTGAAACAGGTGAGACAGTACGGGAGCCAGTACAGCCGCGCTTTGTCCAGCGTGCTGTGAGTGATGATGTGTTTACGTTCACTGATAATACAGGGGTGTGGTTCGTCGATTACCACTTAGATGGCGGCCCATATAAGCGCAGGGCTATGTAGTGGATAAAGAAGACCGCGACGAATCAAAGGCATGCAATAAGGCATTCAAGGAGCGCAGAAGGCCGCGAACAGTAATGCGTAAGGTGAACGGGGAGTGGAAAACGGAGAAGGAGATAGGGAAATGAGTAGAAAGGGAATGGTCGAAGGTGAGTGTATTTGCATCCGGCTTAACGGGGATGAAGCTTGGTATGACGCAGTTGCCTTAGATAGACCAAGGAAAGAGCACGCAATAATTCACGACTTCTATGGCAAGGGTAAAGACTTTATAGCTGATGAGAGCAGTATTGCAGAGTGGAGGCGAAAATGAGCGACCTAGATAAATACCTATCAGAAGCAGGCAAGAGGCTACAGCGAGAGACTGACAGAGAGGTGAGGTCGGCTAAGTGGACTACATCAAGAGCGTTCAATAAGCTATTTGATAGGCTGAACCCTAGAGTGATTGTTACATATTTCGATGGGAGTGTATATGTACGCATGATGGGCGGCGGCGGAGGTGGAGGCGTTGACAAAACCAACACATAAGGGGGAAATCATGGATAGGGTAGCTAGAAACATCAGAGTCATTGTCATGTCACAGGGCAACTGGTTCATTGCATCAGTAAAGGCATTCGCTATTCTGTCTGGATCTGCATATCCAACAGCTACAGTAGAGCGCAGGCTATCTGGCGAGCCTCACTATGAAAGCGAAGACGACAAGCAGGACGCAATAAGCTATGAGGAGCCAGAAGCTTGGAAGTGCCAAGGCGGAGCCAGGATAGTGGCTGGTCAGATTAAGAACATGGCAGCAGCAAAGATAGGAACAGATTGGAGCGTTATTGTGCTGAACTTGACCAGCGATCCGGCAGAGCGACGCAAGGCAATAGAGACGCTATCACCAATCATAGCCAGTCACTTTAACTGCCAGATGAATTATGCTGGAGCAATCTGCAATCGGTGGTATGAAGACAAGGCCATCAAGCGCAATGCTGAACTGCTGAGTAGGGAATACAGGATAAAGCACTATCACTCTATCGCTGATCTTGTATTACTTCATCACTTAGGCAGAGACGGCGAACGGGCAGATCGCAGCGATATACTAAACTGGCTAGATAGCAGGTATGAAGCGGCAAGGGATAGGCTTGAAGCGGCTTAATGCTGCGTTAATGAAGTTTGTTGTAGGTTCTGCGGAGAGGTGAATTATGCTTGGAAAGAAAGATGGCGAAACACAGAAAGAAGAAGAGGATAGGCTTGAACTGCTAGGTCGCATATCAAACCTGGAGAAGATGCTTGAGAACCCACTGCTTGATGCCAAAGAGTGTGAGGTGTGTCACGGGCTATTTAAGGTGTATGTTGTTGGTGGGTCTGAGATACGCAAAAGAGATGAAAAAATGGATATGCGTACTATGCTATGCTGGCCTAGCGGCCTCGGTCGGCCTCAAGAGGAATACATCCACAAGCCAATCTACTGCAATAGATGCGCGCCTAAGCCTAAGAAGAAAAATGGCTAGGATGGAGGCTGCATGAGTGGCTTTAAGGTAGTTGTGATAGTGGCACTTGGATATATAGCCGGAGTGCTAACAAGGATACTTTCAGCGCTCCAATGAAACGTACGCTACTTGACGCACCCGCAAAAAGGTGTATGGTTGCGCCTAATAATTACGGAAACGTGACAGATACAACAAGTTAGCTCTGCCAGTCGATAATTCATAGATGCTTAGAATGCACAGACAGGACATGGCTTAGAGCATGAGAGGGTCGCCTTAATGGTGGCCCTTTTTCATTAGTGAGGTAGATATGAGTTGCAAGAAAGGAAAGGGCAGCAAGAAGCCCGTGAAGAAATAAGATGCCAGTCGGAAGGCCAAAGTTCAAGATAGATTACAAGCAGGTTGAGCAGCTCACATCTATCCATTGCACGCAGGAAGAGATAGCAGCCGCGCTTGGATGCTCGGTTGATACGCTGCAAAGAGATGAGGAATTTTGCGGCATATATAAAGCAGGGCTTGAGAATGCTCGCAAATCTCTTAGGCGCAGACAGTGGGACGCAGCTGACGAAGGCAACATTACGATGCTTGTTTGGCTCGGTAAGCAGTACCTGAAGCAGAGCGACAAATCAGAGCAGGATGTAACATCAGGCGGCAAGCGCATTAAGAACAGCTGGACAGTTGTTCCTGTAACAACAGACAAAGATGGCGGAGATTAACCTAAGAGTAACAGACAAGATCGCTTGGCTGCTATCTAAGCCTAAGCGCATCAAGATTGCCGTTGGTGGTCGTGGTTCGTCTAAGTCTATCGGCGTTGGTGATCTGATGCTAATGTTCTGCGATAATGGTGAGCGCATCTGTTGCTCCCGTGAATTCCAGAACAGTATTGATGACTCAGTGCATGAGAGCTTGACCCAGGAAGTAGACCGGCTTGGCGTTGATGGTTTCAAGGTTGCAGGCACAGAGATAAGAAGCTCAGCAGGCGGAAGGATATTCTACAAGGGGTTGGCAAGGAACATCACATCGCTAAAGTCCCTAGCTGGAGTGCATCGACTCTGGATTGAAGAGGGTGAGTCAGTAAGTGAAAGGAGCCTGAAGGTTCTCACTCCGTCCATTCGTTCAGGTGCTGGTCACACTGACGATGATCCACCTGAGATTTGGATTACGATGAACAGGGCATCATCTGCCGATGCGATTGCTAAGAAATATCTATCAAGGGCTGATAAAGACTTGATGACCACCGGCTATTATGAAGATGACATGATGATGGCTGTTGAGGTCAACTGGCGTGATAACCCTTGGTTCCCTGTAGAGCTTGAGCAAGAGCGCAACGATGACTATGAGAATCTTTCCCGTGAAGAGTATGACCACATATGGGAAGGCCATTATAACGACAGCATTGAGAACAGCATCATCAAGCCGGAGTGGTTCGATGCCGCTATTGACGCTCACAAGCATCCAAGGCTGAAAGAAGCATTCGAGCCTAGAGGCATTATCAAGGCAGCGCATGACCCATCAGACACAGGCCGCGACTCAAAGGGCTTGGCGGTGCTTCATGGCTCCATATTCAAGCGCATTTGTGAGAAGACGGACGGCGAGATTGATGAGGGCTGCGATTGGGCTATGGAGATAGCACGCAGAGAAGGTGCTGACTGGTTCATTTGGGACGGTGATGGAATGGGTGCTGGCCTCAAAGGGCAAGTATCAGCATACCTAGCAGGAACCAGGATTGGCGCTCACATGTTCAGAGGCTCGCTATCTGGCAAGGGGCAGGACTTCGCACATGAGGTCTACATGCCATCGGGCAGGACAGACTTAGAGCCAACCACATACGCTCAGACATTCTTTAACAATCGGGCGCAGTATTATGTAGAGCTTGCAAGGCGGTTCCATAACACATGGAAGTGCATTGTGCGCAATGAGTACATCAACCCTGACGATATGATCAGCATTGCCTCTGATGGCGTGGCTAACATGCCAATACTGAGGGCTGAAGTCTGCCGAGTGCCGAAGAAGCGCAACCCTAACGGGCTGCAGCAGATCATGAGCAAAGATGATATGAAGAAGCTTGGCATTGAATCCCCGAATATGTCTGACTCGATGATGATGTGCCTGAGCAGGGTTCCAGACTACTTCTATGATGAAGAAGATGAAGATTATGAGGATGACTATGCCGATGATAACAGAAATGCGAACACAGGATATTAACCGATGAGTATTGAGAAGCTGATTGACCTCTCCCGTAACGCCAATGTTGCAGAGGATCTGACGGACGAACAGCTGGACAAGATTGGCCGCGATGTTGTACGCCTCACAGAGTCTGATGATGCATCACGCGACGCTTGGAAAAAGCGCAGTGAAGATGCCATGAAACTCGCACTCCAGGTAGTGGAAGAGAAGTCATTCCCGTGGCCTAATGCTTCAAACGTAAAATATCCAACCGTCACTGTGTCTGCGATGGCTTTCCATGCTCGCACCCTTCCGGCAATCCTATCAGGCAACAAGATTGCTAAGGCTAAGGTTACAGGCAAGGATGAGGACGGAGAGAAAGAGAAGCAGGCGCAGCGCGTTGCTGATTATCTTAACTATCAGATCCTGCATGAGATGGATGGATGGGAAGATGACATGGATAGGCTTCTGCTCGCTCTGCCTATTGAAGGTTGCGAGTTCAAGAAGACATACTTCAGCCCTGACAAGGGGACAAACGTATCAGAGTGGATTCGTCCTGCTGACTTGATTGTTCACGATAAGACCAAGTGTTTTGACGATTGCCCTAGAGCAACGCATCGATTCTGGATGCATCCTCAGTATATTGATGAGCGTCAGCGCATGGGAATCTGGACTGATGCTGAATTGAATATCAGCAAGACAGAT